CAAGTCCAAGGATATTTCCAATACCATACCTGTTAACATATAGTGGTGAATATGGGTCAACACCCCTTTGAAGAATCAAAATATATTGATTGTCAAAATTATCAAAGAAATCTCTTGTTTTGATATCCAATGATGTTTTTTGTTCCCAAAAGGTCAAATTTCTTAAACTCCAATCAATTTCTGTAGAGGAATTTAATATTTTTAAGAATCCATCAAATGGGTTGGGTGGTTGACAGTTTCCTTGTGGGGTTACGCTTCCATTACCTTGAATAATTTGTGGTGCTGTAGAGGCACAAATTGTTTGAACTCCTTGTTCATATATCCCAAGGGTCGGGTCATAAACCGATGTAACGGTTGTTTGTTGATTATTACCAGAACAATCTACGTATGTCACAGTAACTAACTGTTGAATATTTGGATTTAAATCTGTTTCCAAAAGATATTGTAAACAATTTGGTGTCCCACCACCCGAAGCCAAAGCAAAAGCATCACTAACGGTAATTGCGGTAAGCACTTGGTAATATTCCAAGTCAGCTGGAAACTTGTAATTGTTTATAGTAGAACCAGTGTTTAGAAAGTAGGTTTGTGTTGCGTTGACTGTCTGACTTGTGGCATAGGTGACTGACAAAGGCCCACCATTAGGTAGAAGGGTTGTTCCGCTTATACCTAAAAATTCTGTGTTACCAGTATACAAAAAGTTTTTATCTTCTGTTTTATCTATTCCGACAAATGTTAATAAGGTACCTGCCGCAAGGGGAGACTGAGTCAACACAGTTAATGTATTGTCAAAGTGTTGAATGGTTGTATTGTTAGGGTTGTCAAAACTTACACTTATTTTATTTACACCATCAAAATATTTTTTTCTAGTGTTGAAAACATTTATTCTCTGCGCCATAGGAATATCTGCCGAGATTGCAAAAGTTTTTTTAGGGAAATTTAAGTTGTTTCTTGTGTCAGCAAGTCTTGAAACTTGTGATTCAGTAGAATTGTATTGTGCCAATTTTTTCGTATCTGCAGTTCTAGTTCCTATTGCTTCAGCAAATATCAAAGATAGGGTTGAAGCGTTAGCATCACTAGGCTCTCCGTCATCACCAATTTTTTCTGCTGGTAATCCAGAATAATCCTCTAAAGCTTCAAAATACAAACCACTTTGTGTAAGTGGACTCAAAAGAGATGACGGAGTGGAATCTCCAGCACCATCCAAACTTGGGGTTGCACAATCACAATTCTGACACTCAGGATAAGTTATCATAGGAAGTTTAAGGGTACCAAACCTAAGAAACTGAACAAACCTCTGCAACAAGTTACTTAGCCTCTGCCCACCAAGTAAAAGAGTAACACCAGCAAGAATCAAAGGAATCCCAGCACCACCAAAAATAGCTAATGCCCCACCAATGACTAACAAAGCATAAGCAACGATATTTTGGAATCTTACAACAAGTTGAATAAGAGGTACGATGAATGTGTTAACAACAAATGCTAAAACATGGTAAATAATTAAAATATAGGGGAATAATAATTGAATGAATTGCATCAAAATGGCAAACAAAAAAAACTGAGCACTAAAGTTCTTTACTCCATCATTCACTGGGAACTTATTGACCGTTGTTTCACAATCACTATTCCCAATCTCCTTGATACCTATAAATCTTCCTCTGTTAATTCCTCTCTTGTACTGGTCAATAAGCCCTGCTGGGGTATAAACCTTGTTATACTCCAACTCATAGAAAGTATCTTGACAATTAATCGCAGCTTGCAACTTTTGATTAATTACCGTAGCAGACTCAGCATCAGTATATCCTGTCCAGTCTAAACCAAAATAATAAGAACTAGCGAGTTCTCGGCTCGTATTCAATGAGTTGTTATAGTTTGGGTCAATGTCTGGTGTTCTCCAACCATATTCCCTAATATTTGGTAGTAGATAATAAGCTCTTTTGACTGGCTCTGTATCAGTGGGTGCTTGTTGCCACTTTACTTTAAAACGATATTTTCCCTTTGTTGGAATACCTACTCGAGGGTCCCTAGAAAAAATTCTTTGGCCTTCTTCGTTAGTTGTAATATAATCCATATTCATAGGAACCTCTACTAACCAAGTTCCATTTTCATCTATAACATTACCTGAGTTTTCGAGACGATATTCCTCAAGAATTGGTCTGCCCTGGTCATCCTGAACAATCGTTTGCCTAACAGCCAACAATTGACCTGGACCTGTGGTCAAATCACAAAGATTACCCATGTTATCCTTGGGTTTACATCCGGCAGTTAATAAAGAAGGTGGTTCATTACCAAAACCAAGTGGTGCTGCAATTTTAAACTCATCACCAGTAGAATAAATTGAACCCATAAAAACAGTTGTAGGTTGTATATCAATATTTGCCTCATCTCTAAGGTCAAAGTCAATACGACTAATTGAAGATTGACAAATTTCAGGTTCACCCCAAAAAGGTGCAACTTCGAAAACTTTTGTGATATTAACAATTTGAGGGAGAGTATCTAAATCTGATGAAGTTCTAAACGTGCTTCCTGCGACTTGTGCTTCTGTAGCACGACCGATTCTAATTAAATCTTGTGGTGTAAGGGAAAATTCCCCGATATCACTAAGGTCCAAATCCATAACAATGGTTTGTTGCCCCACAGGGACTCCCAATATCATGAAATCACCACTTTCATTTGTCTTAACGGTAAATCTGTAATACTTGTCGTAGATATCCACAACAACAGGGTCTTCTAAAACATCCTCTCTTGAGGGGAATGTTCCTGTGGCTGCGTGAGTTGAATATGATTGTAAATAAGGTAGGAGATTAAATCTATACCCATCAACATTTTTATCATTAGGTTGAGTATACGGATATAATTCAACTATCCTGTCATTAAGAGAATCAATTTCACTTATAGGCACAAAAATAGAAACCTTGGTATTGGGTATCCCGAACCCGCTATTTGCAACAACCCTACCTACGACAACACCAAAATCAGCACAATCTCGAGGATAAACATCATTCTGTGAAATCTGTAATGATAAAATTTCTAAGAACTCAAAATCTTGGTCTAATTGAAATGTAAGGTTTCTATCTACTCCAACTTGTGTGTTTATTCTAAATGATTGTCCCATTCAAGGTTTTAATGATAAATATTTATGGTGTTTTTTTTTGAAAAAAACAGTTTTACTTAAATAAAATATACCCCGATTGGAAATTAAATAAAGGTGTTAAGAAAAAGAAACATTCTGTAAGTTTTTAACCCTCACAACAATATCTTTTTGAGGGTATCTAACTTGATATATCTGATTTGGTTCAGCAAAAATTGTGTCATCAACTGGTTGTATAATCCGTAACTCGGGGTCCGAATAAGCCATTGATGTTTCTGAAGAAGAATATTGTCCACCAACTTTATTTTCGATTGTAATATCTGCAACTGTAATAACACCAGTAGTACCTTGGACAATACTCCTAAGTTGGGATAGGTAAACATTTCCACCTAATTCTCTACTAAGTGGATTAAAGTAATCCGAAATTCTATTTACAACTTCTGAAATAATTTGTCCGGAGTTTTGTGTTGCATCCAAAACGACTGACAAATCAACACCTAAATCAATTACATCCGCAGTTGTTACCTGAATGTAATCATTTATCATACGATAGTTTGACAAATAATCGGCAACATTCTGTCTAAGTGTATTAGAAACAATATTAGTTAATTTACCTGAAGTGTCATAGGACAAAAGATTAATTAAAATCTTGTTATTATTTTCAGTAATAGATACTTTTGCAGGGGCACCAAATTGACTTGGCATATTTCTCAATAATGATTCGTAATCATTAACTGTCACCGCTCTTTTTTGTGCCGAGAAATTAAATGATACATAGTTTCTAACTTCTTCGGTTGTGGGAACATTTGACCCACCAATTGCTGCGGTCGGATTATTACATCTTAATGAATTAATTACCGAACTGTTAATGGTTTGTGACGGTCCATTCACAAAAAATGAAACAGTTCCAATTTGGTTAATAACATTTGTACCAATGTTAGTTGCCAATCCACCACCGATTCGGTATTGTACAAATAAAGTTGAGTTTGGAATCAAAGTTGACCCGAGTGAAAAGTTATTAGATAAAGATTGTAAATTGACTGGTGTACCCAAGTTTGTAAACGCATTCAATTGGTCTTGTGCCGAAGTTGTTCCACCACCAAAAGTTAACTTTAAAAACCCTTCAGGTGTGTATTCAGTAATAAATCTGTTGTTAGTTTGAATATATCTACCAACTTTAAGACCTGGTTGGTCAGAAACTTTAGTGGGGTCTTCAATAAAGACTCTGTCTTCGGCAAGTGCGTCGACTTCTAATAATCGGTTTTCTAAACCAATAAATTCAGATGCTGTTGGAACATTTGTATAATTGGTTCCTGATTTTTGCAGAACACTGGTAACACCCAATACGTTCTTTTCGGGTAGAAATAATTCAAAAAATGGTCTGACATCACTTGCATTAATAACTCTTTTGAATACTTTAGTGATACCATTTACAACAAGTTCTCTTTTTGTGATTGTATAGTTAATTAAATTTCCGTTAGCATCAAAGTTTGGAATTTTCAATCTGTTTGGAAATCCAGAACTATTATATGGGGAGGCAAAATCCACATCATTTTGATTCTCAAATGCAATTCCAGCCCCAAAGACCTGAGAACCTCTTGTCAATATACCAAGATATCTTTCATCTTCTTTATCACCAAAAGCTGGTACTGTGATGGAATAATCAACCAATGCAACAGATGGTCTTTGACCTGGAATCTTAAGACCATATGTTCTTGCAATATTATAAATTGATGACCTTTGTTGAGCAAATTGGAGTACGGTTTCTTGAATACTCCTATCAATGTTATAATGTAAGTTATCGGCAACTGCAGCATTTAAATCTAAAAAAACCGAGAATACTGACGCATCATTAAAATCTTGAATTAGTTCAGGGTAATAAGACCTGACATAATTTTGTAATTCGATTCTAATACTTTCGTAATCTCTCGCAGTATAGGAAATTCTGTTGTTAGCCATATAATCTTAAATATTCAGTATGATAAAATCACTTTGTGCAAAAGTGTTGTTATCCACAGCATAATCAATTCTTACCTTTGCGGTATATTCCGAAGTACCTTTACCAGGGACCTTAAAGATATTATCTCGATTTTGACCCGGTAATGGTTCACCTTTTGCCAACGGAACTTCTTCAGAAGGGTCAGCAGGTTCAATCGTGATATTATTAATTAATAAATTTGGCATGAATTGTTCAACAGAATCACGAATGTCTGCTTCAATAGCATCGAAGGTTAAACCATCAAAAGGCTCAAATAAAAATTCATACAATCTTGTACCAAAGGTTGGTAGATAATACCTCGAACCCTTTCTAGTTAATAAAAGATGAATTAAATCACTTCTAATTTGCGCAAATTGTGTTTCAGTTAATAATAGAAAATCCCCCTTCGGCGAATCCTCAAAAGGAAATGCTAATCCATATGTAACACCTTCAGCCATATCAGATAAATATACCCTTGTTTTTTTTATAAGAAATGAAAAAACCCGACACTTTCGTGACGGGTTTTTCATTCATTACAATAATATCTCTTAATTATGCCTCACAAGCCACGCAGTGAAGGTCATTTAAGTTCAATTTCTTTCTTGCAAAAGCTTGAGCAGAATTCATTGAGTGCTGATAATAGAGTGTTTTAACACCCAACTGCCACGCGTCAATCAAAAGTTTATTCACATCTTTAGTTGGCATATCAGGTGATATCATCAAGTTTAAAGATTGTGATTGGTCAATGTAATCTTGTCTGATTGCCGCTTGGTTAATAATGGTTGATTGGTTAATTTCAGAAAAAGTTCGAAACACTTCTTTTTGCTCATTAGTCAAAAACTCAAGGTGTTGAACTGAACCATCATGTTTTTTGATACTTTCCCAAGTACTTTTATTATCTTTACCTAAGTCAGCCAAAAGTCTTTTCAAAACAGGGTTTTTAATTGTTACCTTCAATTTTGCAACATCTTTGACATAACAATTAGACCAAATTGGTTCAATTGATTGAGATACTTGTCCTAAAATAAATGCTGAGGAAGTTGTTGGTGCAATCGCATTTAAAGTAACATTTCTTCTACCATATCCGATTAAAGTTTCGGGTTCACCAAAAATTTGAGCCAATTCTTGAGATGCTTTGTAAGATTTATCTTTGATTAATTTGAAAACTTCAACATTCAATCTTGCGGTATCTCTACTATCGAAGGGTAGATTTTTAGATTGTAGTAATGAATGCCAACCTAAAACACCCAATCCAAGAGCTCTTTGTCTTTTGGCAAAGTTATACGATTTTTCAAGGTAAAAGAACGCCCTTTTTCCTTCGATAGTACCACTGTTTCTGATATTATCGATTTTATCGATAAACTCTGAAACAACAGCATCTAAGAAATATACCATCATCTCAACCGCGTCGGTGTCTTTCCACTCTTCATAATGCAAAAGATTCATCGAAGAAAGAACACAAACAAAAGACTCTTCTTCTGAATTGTGGAGAGCAATTTCAGAGCAAAGATTAGAATTATAAATCTTCATATCTTTGTCTTTGTAAACTTCAGGTGCCTTATTGTTCATAGTATCTGTAAACATAATGTAAGGGTAACCAATTTCCCCCCTTCTTTGAATTACTTTTGCCCATGTTGCTCTTTTTTGTTTATCTCCTGCAATCATCTTTTCCATGAATTCATCAGTTACAGTTACTGCATGGGTTAGGTCTTGAATTGGAAACCCTTCAGTTCCGATTTCTAAAAACTCTTTAATATCAGGATGTTCAATTGGTAGGTACGGTGAAAAACGACCTCTACGGGTTGAACCCTGTGATATATTATCAACAACACTTTGAAACAAATTCATAAAATGAACTGCACCGGGAGCATGTCCATTATCTGTAATCTCGGCACCTCTTCCACGAATATTACCAAAATAACCAGATGTACCACCACCCATTTTACTCATTTCTCCCACTTCAGCTTGAGTGTACAAAATTGATTCAATGTTATCCCCAACATTTGAACCAAAACAACTTACGGGAAGCCCTCTCTTTTTACCAAAGTTCGCCCATACAGGTGAAGATAAAGAATACCAACCTTTACCCATATACTCATAAAATTTATCTGCGAATCCATCGATACCGAGCAGAGTTTCTGCGTGGTCACAGATTGTTTTAATTCTTTCAAGTGAATCTTCACCATCACTCAAGTATCCA